AAACAGTACCGGTAGACCGATTATGGTTGCAATAACAAACTACTTTTCACAGTCTAATGCTTTGGTATTGAATGTTGATTCGTTTGGCGTTACGGCTCAGTTTAGTTCAGCATTTAACACCGGCGGAGGCGGTACTGTTGGTAGTCCAAACTTATGTGTTGTTATTCCAATTGGCGCTACATACATAGTACCAAATACATTTTGGCCCTTTGAATATTGGTGGGAACTTAGAACTTAAATAAATGGATACAATAAAATGGCAATAGTTCTTAGTGGTACTGGAATACAGTTTACCACCGGACCCGAGCAACAAAAAGCGGCTAGTAGTTTTGTTCTTGGTTTCGCACAAACTTGGCAGAATATGCTTTCACCAACAGTCCAGCGGGCAACACAAGTAACATACACAAACTTCACTGGCCGTCCAATTATGGTTTTTATCAGGATGACCGATTCTGGTTCAAATGCTTGTGTGTTTATGATTGACGGTGTTAATGTAGCTACAACATCACACAATGGCGGTAATGCTGGAGCACAAGTACAATGCATTATTCCAACAGGATCAACATACAGAGTTGATAGCGGCAGCTGGCCTATGAATGGTTGGTATGAACTTAGATAAATGGGTACAATAAAATGGCAATAGTTTTAGGAGCATCATCCGTAATGATTTGGCCCGATTTGTCCACACAAACAGCCGGTGGTTATATTCTCGTTCCAGGAATGATTACCTCTTCCAAATGGGTAAATTTTACATCGTCTAGAGTAAATGGTACAACTTATACAAACTCTACAGGATATCCACTAGCACTTATTATAACCATAGGCAACAATAATTATAATTCCCTTTATATAGACAATTCGTTAGTTATGCATCCATATCACGGCAACAATGGAAATTTCATGGTTAATGCTATTATCCCAAATGGCTCCACATACAGAAAAGAAAATGGCGGTATTGTGACTTGGTATGAACTTAGAAATTAAGGTTATATATTAATGACAACAACATTATCTGGAACAACATTAACATTTAATGATAGTTCTACTCAAACAACAACTACAAATTCTTTTGCTCCTGGCGTTGGTCAAACATGGCAAAATGTAACATCATCTAGGGCTTTGGCAACAACATATACAAACAGTACCGGTAGACCGATTATGGTTTCAATATATAATAATTTTAATTCATCTAATGCTTTGGTATTGACTATCGGTAGTACCGGAACATTGGATCAGGGATTTAATGGTAGTAATGGTGCACCAGGGTTTGTCGCTATTATACCAACAGGCTCCACATATAGTCTGCCATATACATATTGGTCTTTTGCTGGTTGGTGGGAACTTAGATAACTATTATGAGTAAAATAAAATGACAGTAACTCTAACTGGTACTTCAATAAATTTTCCTGTTGGTACACAAGAAAAAAGTGTTAGTGGCTTTGTTCCTGGTATTGGTATGACATGGCAGAGTGTGACCTCAAGCCGAGCGTTAGTCACAACATACACAAACAGCACTGGCCGACCAATTATGGTTTTTGTTAGAATGGCCGATTCTACTTCAAATGCTTGTGTTTTTGAAATTGATGGTGTTACTGTATCAGCAACATCACACAATGGCGGCAACGGGCAGTCCGCATTTCATGGCATTATTCCAACAGGATCAACATACAGAATTAGCAATGGCAGCTGGCCGATTGGAAGCTGGCAGGAACTCAGGCCTTAAGGAAAAAATAATATGACACTGACCATATCAGGAACAACATTAACGTGGAACGATAGCACAACACAAACTGTTGGCGGTTATACTCTTGTTCCCGGAATGACTAACAAATGGACAGCACCGAGCCGAGCCGCAGGTACGACTTATACAAACTCTACAGGATATCCACTAGCAGTTATTATAGGCATACCCGCTAGTGGAAGTTGTTTCACAACCTTTAATATAAATGGTACGACAATTTTTAATCCATATTACAGTGGTTCAAGTGGATGCTACATGGTTAATGCTATTGTTCCGCCTGGTGCTACATACGGATTGGGAGGTAGCCATGGGCTTTCATATTGGTTTGAACTTACAAATTAAACAAGTTGAATGCATTACACAAAACGATTCACACTAAACAAATATGAGTTAGTGCTTGCATACAGCATCAAGTGGAAATCATACCCAGGCGATGATGGTAAATATTATGAGAGTGAAGAAGTAAAGTATATTAAGTTTGGATTGGCAAATAGAATGATTAGGGCTGAATCTGAAGATAACTACCGAGGCTTTACATTACTCGGACTTGATGTTGGCATTGGTACCAAAACACAAACCGAACAGATTATTTAATTTGTGACAGTTTTGTTTCAACCATTCATTAATCTACATAATGAATGAGCACCAAAACATATCGTTCAATATTCATATCCGATGTGCATCTCGGGACAAACGACTGTCAGGCCGAGAAGTTAAATAATTTTCTCAAACATAATTCATGCGATACATTATATCTAATCGGTGATATAATAGACGCATGGAGAATACAACAAAACAAATGGCGTTGGAAGCAATCACACACTAACGTGGTACGTAGAGTGTTGGGTCATGCTAAAAAAGGAACTCGGGTACTGTACATAGCAGGTAACCACGATGAATTCCTTAGACCAATGATACCATATAATTTCAGTTTCGGTCTAATAGAAATACACAATCAAATGGAACACATCGGTGCAGATGGCAAACACTATCTTGTCACGCACGGAGATTTATTTGATGGTATTACAAGACTTGCACCATGGATTTCATTTTTAGGAGATAAAGCATATGATGTGGTTCTATCACTCAATAGTAAACTTAATTGGTTATTGCACCGCTTTGGTTTTAGGTACTTTAGTCTTAGCCAGTATCTTAAGTACCGAGTAAAGAAAGCGGTAGATTTTATATTTCAGTTTGAAAAGAATCTAGCCGCTTATTGTAAGAAGCGAGGCTTTGATGGTGTTATTTGTGGTCACATCCATCATGCAGAGATAAAAGAAGTAGATGGCGTTACATACATGAATGATGGTGATTGGGTTGAATCATGTACAGCATTAGTTGAACATCATAATGGTCGTTGGGAAATAATTACATGGACCAAGGAGAAAGACGATGTGGTTACTGATACTGTTAGCGATCCACACGAATAATCCAAGCGACCAGCCTGGGCGCATAGAAATGCTATTTGATGATAAGCAAACCTGTGAAAAGGTTTTGGCTACAATGAAATACGAATTGAAGTTTAAAAGTTTTAAGGTAACAGGGCAATGTCAAAAACTATCCTCATCATCACCGACAACCTAGATGACCAAATCAACGGTGTCGTTACAACCTACAAGAATATTGAGGCACATGCGATTCTGGATGGTTATAACTTTGTTTATCTTAATCCCGGGGACTTCCGCTATGTTAATTGCCCTGGCTACAACGAGGTCAAGATTGCCTATCCGAGAGCCTTGGGCAAGAAGATTAAGGAGATATGTCCATCTCATATCCATATTGCCACAGAGGGTCCTCTTGGTCTGTGTGCTAGACAATATCTTGACAAACGTGGCTATCGGTATAATACTGCTTATCACACTAAATTTCCTGAGGGCATAAAGAAACTAACTGGTGTGCCTGAGTTTATCACATGGGCTTATGTCCGTTGGTTTCATAAGCATTCGGGTAAAGTATTAACAACAACCGACACAATGGTCAATGATTTACTTGACCATGGATTTAAATCAAATATCATACCATGGACCCGTGGTGTTGATAGAGAGATATTTCATCCAAATTATCCAAAGATGTATGAAGATGATAAGCCTTTATTGGTGTGTGTATCCCGTGTGAGTAAAGAAAAGAACCTAGAAGATTTTTTCAATTTGGATTATCCAAATGCACGAAAGGTTATGGTCGGTGATGGACCAATGAAGGCTGAGTATGAAAAGAAATATCCAGATGTAATCTTTACTGGATTCAAAACAGGCCGAGATTTGGCTATATGGTATGCAAATGCGGATGTATTTGTATTCCCAAGTCGGTGGGAAACATTTGGATTGGTAATGGTTGAAGCGATGGCCTGTGGCGCACCAGTGGCCGCATATCCTGTTGCTGGTCCTTTGGATGTAGTAGATAATGGAAAGACTGGATATCTATCTGGTAATCTTTCCGAAGCGGTTGAAAAGTGTTTGACATTAAATCGGAATGATGTTACAATGCATTCAATGAAATGGTCATGGGAAAATGCATGGACTATTTTTAGGGATAATCTAATTGAAATGTGACAGTTTTGTTTCAATTACATTAAAATCTAGATAAGTGTATGGGGTTGTCCCATATCAACTATAAGGATTCAAAATGAAAAGACTAATTGCAAGCATATTAGCCACTATATCAATCACAGTATCAGCCGCAGATATCACAGGCGCTGGTGCTACATTCCCTTATCCAATCTATGCTAAATGGGCCGAAGCCTATAGTAAAGAAACTGGTGTTAAATTAAACTATCAATCAATCGGTTCATCTGGTGGTATACGCCAGATTAACAACAAGACAGTTACATTCGGTGCTACCGATGCACCAGTCAAAGGTGAAGAACTTGATAAGTTGGGTCAGGTACAATTCCCTGCTATCATCGGTGGTACTGTGCCGATTATAAATCTTGAGGGCTTCAAAGCTGGTGAGTTACGTATCACTGGTCCTGTTCTAGCAGAAGTATTCATGGGTGATATTGTAAAGTGGAATGATCCAAAGTTACAAGCATTGAACCCAGGTAAGAAATTGCCCGATACTAATATCACAGTGGTACACCGTGCTGATGGATCAGGTACCACATTTAATTGGACTGATTATCTTGCAACAGTATCAAAGCCATGGGCTGATAGAGTTGGCAAGGGCGCAGCCGTTAAATGGCCCGCAGCCTCATCCGTTGGCGGTAAGGGCAATGAAGGCGTGGCTGCTAATGTAACCAGAGTAAAAGGTTCTATTGGGTATGTTGAGTATGCGTATGTAAAGAAAAACAATTTGGTCTTCATGCAATTGCAAAACAAAAATGGTAAGTATGTTAGCCCAGATGATTTGACATTTGCATCGGCTGCGGTCGGTGCTGATTGGTTCTCAGTACCAGGTATGGGTGTATCCATTGTGGATCAAAAGGGCGATAATACATGGCCTGTGACAACAGCATCATTCATTATCATGTACAAGGATCCAGTTGACAAGAAAGCATCCGAAGAAGTACTAAAGTTTTTTGATTGGTCATTCAAAAATGGTAAGAAACTATCCGAAGATTTGGATTATGTTCATCTACCAGAATCATTGACAAACCAAATCAAATCTAAGGTATGGTCACAGATTAAATAATTACCTTGACACCACACCAAGGCTATGGTATAATGATACTATAGCCTTTTTTATTGGACGATTATGTTTATATTTGATGTTGAAACTCTCGGTAAAGATTCCGATGCTGTGATTCTATCCATGGCCGCAATCTATTTTGAACCAGATAAAGAGCCAAGCCACACACAGTTGCGAGAGTCCGCATTCTTTTGTAAGTTTGATGTGGAGCAACAAATCAAAGAACTAAATCGGAGAGTGGACAAAGGCACCGTTGAATGGTGGTCCAAACAATGCGAGAACGCACGGAACAAATCATTTAAGCCACATGTAAATGATGTGCCGTTTGAGATTGGTCATGGTGCAATGAGCAAATGGGTCAAATCAAAGAGTGATACTAATTGTTGGGTATGGGCCCGTGGTAATTTGGATCAGATGGTGTTAAGCCACATTGAGGATCAAATGGGTCTTGAAAACATCTGGTCGTATGCTAGATGGCGTGATGTAAGAACCGCAGTTGATTTTCTGTATGGTACCAAGAATGGATATGTTGAAGTGGACACACCAGGCTGGATAGAAGCATTTGATTCTAAGCTACATATTACAAAGCATAATCCAGTGGATGATTGTGTATTTGATGCAATGCAATTAATGTATGGAAAAAAGAATCCATGAAAATATCACCAGCCCAACAAAGAATAGATTATCTGCGGTCAGAGTATCGCAAGATGGAAGAAC